ACCAATAGATCCAGTTCCTGTTGCACCAGTTAATCCTTGAGTACCTTGAGAACCAGTTCCTGTTGCACCTGTGAATCCTTGAGTACCTTGAGTACCTTGAGTACCAGTAGCACCAGTTAATCCTTGGATACCTTGAGTACCAGTAGCACCAGTTAATCCTGTGGCACCAATAGAACCAGATCCCGTTCCTGTTCCTGTTGCACCTATGAAACCCTGAATACCTTGTGATCCAGTAGCACCAGTTAATCCTGTGGCACCAATAGAACCAGATCCCGTTCCTGTTCCTGTTGCACCTATGAAACCCTGAATACCTTGTGATCCAGTAGCACCAATAGATCCAGTTCCTGTTGCACCTGTGAATCCTTGAATACCTTGTGAACCAGTTCCTGTTGCACCTGTGAATCCTTGAATACCTTGTGAACCAGTTCCTGTTGCACCTGTGAATCCTTGAGTACCTTGAGAACCTTGAGAACCAGTAGCACCTGTAAATCCTGATCCAGTTCCAACCCCTGTGGCACCTGTAAATCCTTGAATACCTTGAGAACCAGTAGCACCTGTAAATCCTGATCCAGTTCCAACCCCTGTGGCACCTGTAAATCCTTGCGGTCCTTGTATACCTGATGTTGAAACTCTTAAAACCTTAATATCTGACATATTTACCTCGTTGCATTTGGTCTTACTTCAACGATTCCTTCTAATATTCTTGTTACAGAAGACACAGATGTTAACTCTACATCATAAACGTATCTACCTGGTTTGAAAGTTGCAGTTTGATTTGCTGTTGCTGATATTGTTATATTACCATCTGTTGCTGGTGAATCAATAGATACAGTTAGTGTATATACATTAAAATCCGAATAATACGATTTTCTTATCTTACAAGCCGCCGTATAACCAGTCAAATTGAAATTTGCGCCTGTATCATCGTCGATATTCATAGTTGTTGAGAATGTTGCCCCAGATTCTATTATTAGATTTAAATATCCTGCTGACATTTGTATTCCTTAGAATTTATTTAGTATTCTGTTATTGTAGTATCTATTGTGTAATTATCGTCTCTATTTGCAGTAGATGGATTAACTTCTACTCTTGTTGTAACTAATTTTTGATCTGCATCTAATTCAAAGAAATTAGTTTCTGCTATCTTAATTACCGATGTATCTCTTACTGGTGGATAGATCCATGCTGATGCAACAAATGTTAGATCCCATTCAATTGTTCTATCTTCTTCTACTAAACCTTCATAAACATCTTGTTGTGTAACAGATGTTAAATTGATAGTCACATCTCTTTTCAGATCAGGTACAGCAAGATCATTAATTGTGATTGTGTAAAATGGAGTAAAGTAAGGTAGAATTTGTTCAATAATCTGCAATCCATCATCTATATATTTTACGAATATAGATAGTGTAAATTCGAAATTATAAGGAACTGGATTGAAATTAGCAGAATATGAAGTTGTGAAAGTTGAAGTTCCCGAACCGACGGAAATGAGTGTAATGGTATTCCCAGCTTCAGCTGCTGTTTTAGTTTGCGCTAATTTAAAAGAATTTTTATTGACAACATTACAGTAATAAATTAATCCATTCGTTAAACCACCAATTAGATTGCCAGAACCTTTTGTGTATTTAATTCCCTGGCCTGTTCTAAGATTATGATTTTGAATATTGATTGTACTATTAGTAGTATTAACTGCAGTTGCTGCGTTAAAAGATAAGATATTAGAATTAGCAACTGTCTTGTTAACTGATGGAACTTTCCTTGCAGTATCATAAGACATAGATGTTAGAGAGAAAGATATTCTTGGAAGAACAATCTTAACTTCTATTTCTCCTGTTGCTCTATTCTGCGATTGTTGTTGTAACATAAGAATAGTCTTGTCTGCAGGACCATAAGAAATAGGAACTCTGATAATACTCTCTATGTTTCCAGAATTATCGATTCTCTGTATCTTAATGTTATTGAACATAGATCCAAATGCTGCTGTAAGATTCCTTATAGATGAGAAATAAAATGGGTAATTAGTTAACATAGATTATACTCTCTTCTCAGCAAAAGGATCGTTTTCATCGAAATTTAAAAATGCATCTGATATTTCTTGAATAGGTTCGTTCTTCGCAAAAGGATCACCAATACCAGTAGCACCATCGTTTCTATATCTAGTTCCAACTTCATCAGCTTCTGTACCAGTATCCAATGTTTCGTTAGAATATTTGTAATTCTCACAAGAAATAGTGAAATATTGTCTAGTTCCTAGTGGAACTAATGGTGTCTTATCGTTCACGAATTTAATCTCAAATAGATTTTTAGAAGTAGGATAGTAGATCAGATCGCCTTCGTTTGGATAAGATAAACCAACAATATATTCGAATCTTTCTTTAGAGACTACTAATCTTAATCTGTCTCCAACTGTAAACCCGAATTTAGAGATTAATTCACCATCTCCTTCGAATCCTTCGAAATTCTCGATATACATTTCAATAGTGTAATTTCTAGTGAATTTAGAAAGATAATCTTCACGATATAATTGATCTAATTTAACTATTTCTCTAGGTATATAAACGAAATCAGCCCCACCAATTTGAATAGATTCATTAACAAGAACTTGTAATAAATTCTGTTCTTCTCTTGAACCGATTCCTCTTCCTGCTTGGAAATATTTGTTAGTTGGCATATTTTATCCAATAAAAATATCGAGTGGGAGTTGCAGATCTCTAGTTAATTTTGTTTCTAATCTTTCGATATCTGTAACAGCTTCAGAGTAAATTGCTTCTCCATTTAATGTAATTCCACCAGGAAGATTCATATTTCCATATTTCTTAAGATTCTCGCCCCACTGTTTTTTAATTAGAGCAGTAGTATATTCCTTAAGGAATTCGTCCGCCCAGATATCATTAAATGTATTGACGTCTAATTTCTTGTAGATTTTTAAAACAATACTAGAAGATTTTTCTTTAATTAAAGATAGAGGTTCATTAAATCTAATTCTATTCGTTTTTCTATTGAATTTGAAAGAATTCAATGGAGAAACAGTCATTTGAAGAGTAGATAGATACGATTTCATTGAATCTAAATAAGCCAAATTATTACCTATAATATTCGAAGTATTATAGAAATCATTCATATAGAATTGATATTGCGCATTAAAAAGATCGCCACCACCAACACCAGTTGAAACATCGTTGCCAATAGGAAGAACTGAAATTACAGAGAACACTTTTTCTTCAAGAGTAATGAAACCATTTGCAACATCCGAATCAGTAATTGGTACGATTAGATAATCTTCTTCTACACCATCGAAATGATAGTCGAAATATTTTTCTATAGCATCATCAATTCTATCATCAACTTGTTCTTCTGCAACGTTAATTTCTATTACAGGAAAACCGAGTCTTCTTAAACAATAATCGGCGAATTCTTCTCTAGTTGTTGGTATGGCCATCGATCTCTCCGATATTATTTATAAAAACAAAAAGAACCCTGTATTATAGGGTTCTTCATCGTTCGCAGTTATAATCTATATATTATTCTTTAATAAAGAAACTTAATTGAGATAATTGGATAGGAGTTAAACTCACTGATTCTGGTAGAGATTCGATAGAGAATGGTTCGAATGGTAGTTCAACATCTTCTGAGAGAAGAGGATTGAATTCTTCTACGAATGCATCAATATTATCATTAGTTACAACAACATTACCGTCTTGTTCTACACCATACTTTTGAACTAACTTCTGTCTAGTTTCTTCTAGATCTGTTAATTCAGAAGCGATAACCTTCAATACTTTCGAAATTCGATATGCCAATGCAATAGGTAATGTGCAATTCGAAAGTGCAACCAGAGCTTGTTCAGAATTCTTTAATTGTCCGAGCTTCAATGTCATGTTTTATAAATCTCCTATAAATATATTTATCATCATTAATGGATCTACCCACCAACAGAAATATTTATAGGAGACAAATTTTGATCGGAAAATTATTGTTTTCTATTTGTTTATCATCTATTGTATTTGGATATGATGTAACTAATAGAAATATAAATTGTATGACCGAAGCATTATATCATGAAGCTAGAGGCGAATCTATTAGAGGAAAGATTGCAGTCGGTCATGTGATATTGAATAGAATACATCTAGGATATGGAAAGACTCCTTGTGAGATTGTTTCTCAGAGAAAACAATTCTCTTGGTATGGTAAGGGATATTCTGTCAAAGAGACAGAGAAATGGAATGATTGTTATAGATTATCTAAAAGAATTCTTCTACATAAAACTATCGATCCAACAAGAGGATCAATTTTCTTTCACGAGAAAAAGATCAAACCTAAATGGAGATACAAAAGAGTAGGAGTTATTGATAACCATGTATTCTACAAGTAGTAGATATATCTATTACTTAAAACGGCTACATACCTAGTATAACGTGTGAAGTCAAGATTGTCAAGTCTTTTATTACTGCAAAGATATCAAATAAAAGACTTGGTTATCTATGTGAGAAGTAGTATAATAGTGTTATATGAGCGTACTTGTAGATTCAAAATATCTATCTTTGGTTTCACCGAAATTAGAACATTTTAAAAAGAAGACAGATGTACTATGGAATTTTAAATGTCCTTATTGTGGTGATTCTAAAAAGCGAGAATCTAAATCTCGAGGCTATGTTTATAGGAAACATAACGACCTCTTTTTTA